CATGGTTTCTCCGCCAGAACCAACAAAGGGGTTCTTAACCATTCCATAACGCGTTTTGAAGCCAATCTTAGGCTGGAAAGTATTTTCGCCCATCGCGCGCACCATTTGGAGCGGAACGTAAGGGCAGTAAAACAATCCTGCATCGTAAGGACTTGCACCCTTATAGCCAAGTACATAGAATTGGCCAGCTGCCAAAGAGTAGTACGGATCAACATAAACTTTCATGCCGTTCATCGTACCAGCTAGTGTTGACATTGTGTCATCAGGATTGGTTGGATGACCTGTTTCCAGCATACCTGCCATAGACATTGCAGATGCAACATCAGCGGAACAAATCATAAAGTTACCTTTCCCGCGTCGAGTTTGATGTCCGATTTCATTTCGGTCACGCTCGATTTGGAACATCAAACCTTTAAACTTCTCTACTGACCATCGGCCGTTAGAGTCTGTGTCAAGGTTAAATACACCAGCAGCAGTCGTGTTAGCTTGTGCGCCAGGTTTTGCAACTCCGTAGATTGTACGGATAACTTCACGATTGATTTCTTGCAGAATTTCTGTTGACAAGATGTTTGCCAATTCTGTTTCTGCATCAAGACCATGAACTGCTTTCAAGTCCTGAGCCAACTCCGTAGAGTATTCAGCTTTCAGAGCTCGAGATTTTGCAGTTACGGAAGTTTTGTCGATGCTGAATGCCATCTCTGCAAACTGATTATTGGTAGCATCGCCCAGAGCTTCTGCCTGTGCAGTTGTCATACCTGTACCAGTTGTCCATGTGCCATCAAAAGGATTGTTCGTTCCGTCTGTTGTAACATGAGCAGTAGCAGAACCATTTGCACCAGCAGCATTACGTCCAGAGAAATCTGTATCAGACTCATCTGCACCTGTACCAGCTGCACCAAATGCTTCAGCACCACCTTGATTGGTGTAACGTGATTTCATTGCAAAGATCAAACCCGTTGGGCCTGTCATTGGCTGAACACCACAAACATCATATGCAATCATTTGAGGCATAGATCGGCGAACCAAAGAAATTAAGATCGGATCCCAATTATCTATTGCACCACCAGTTGCATTAGTAGGAGCTGCTTCTTTAAGAAACTGCTCTTGGTTTTCCAACAAACGTAAAGTAACATCTCTACGATAGTTGTCTTTAATTTCTGGAAGGTCTTTATGCTCCATTACTGGAGCCCACTTCTCAGAAATAGTTTCGGATAAATACATTTTCTTACTCCTTTAATATTTATTTAATTAATTTAAGTTAACGATCACTCATTCCATTATTTTTTTGATAAGTGAGAAATTGCACTCATTACACCATCCATACGACTATCACTTGGCCCAGTTACAACAGGATTGTTGGTGCCTGCAGTTTTCTTGTTATCTACTACTTCTTTTGTGTCTGATTTGAAATAGCTGTTCTTAATAACATTGAGTTTTTCCGCATACTGTTCATCAGTATCGTAGTCAACGTCTTCTGTTAATTCTTTCAGCTTTTCAATATCGGTATCAACCATTCCTTCTGAGACTGTTTTGAAGACTGATGCAGCTTTATATGTATTCAACTCTTTCACGGTTTCCATGTGCTTCTCAGTTTGCTCGTCAAGTTTTGCTTCCAATTCGGAAACTTCAACAACAAGGCTTTCAAAAACATCTTCTTTCTCTTCAGGTACATCAATATAATGTTCTACAAACAACTTCTTCAAACCAGAGATAAAACTATCTGTAACTTCGTTACGAACACCAGCTTCAACCATAAGTTTGTTCTCTGTCATCCATTCCTTTGTTGCGTAATTGAGATACTTATCCATGTTTTCAGTCATTTCGTCTTGCATGGCTCCAATACGCTCGTCTTGCTCTTTCTTAGATTCTTCTCGAATCTGTTTTCGGATTTTTGCAATTTTAGATTTTACAGCAGCTTCAAAGATTGTAGCAGCTTTAGATTTGAATTCCTTAGAAAGTTCTTCACCATTAACTAGAGCAGCAACATCTTCCTCTACATTAACTTCGATTTCTTCTTTCTTCTCTTTTTCATCTTTAGCTTCAACTTCCTCTTCTTCCTCTTCGTCTTCTTCTTCTTTAGCTACTTTCTTGCTTTCATCTTTTGAATCTTCTTTATCATCTTCTTTTTTCTTTTTCTTTTCAATTGCCTTTTTCAAAACAGGAGGAAGTTCACCCTCTTCAACTTCTTCTTTATCTTCTTCTTTCTTTACTTCTTTTTCTTTAGATTTTTCTTCCTTCTTTGCTTCTTCTATCTTTTTCTCAATTTCACTATCTTCCATAATTTCTGCTTCTTCAACTTGTCCATTTTCTTTAGCCATCTTAATACTCCTTTGTGATTAGTGTACTATTTATAAGATTATAAATTATCCATAAATTTTTGAAATAATTCAATCTTTTTATTTTCAAGTTTCTTGGATACTGTATTCTTGATTTCATTCCGAATATCATATTCAATTTCACCATTAATACTAAACTCTCGTCCCTCCATAATGCCATTAACAAATGCTTCTGGAGCACTAGGGTCTGAAACAATATCAACGGTAGATAAAACGAAATCCTTTTGAACTTCATTTACACCTGCTTTGTTCTGTTTAACTGATCCAAGTCCTCTTGAACTTACTCCCAAACGTACACCAGACTCTATGAGATTCTTAACGATCTTTCCGTTAGGTGTATTCATAATTTTAGCTTTACCTATGAAGTTTTTACCTTCTTCATAAAGTTCTGTGATAATATGTGAAACCCTGTCAAGATTGATTGTTGGGCCCATTGGATGACCAAGTTCTCCCAATGCTCTTTTCTCTTGTACAAATTTCTTATTATAATTCTTTACTTCTTTTTGTAAGACAGAAAAAGGATATACTCTACCATTCTGATTCTTAATATCAGACTGCATAAAGATACCCTTAATATATTGTTCTTTTGCTTTACCTTCAACAATATACTCGACATCTTGTGAACATTCGGTAATTAATTTCATTCGCTCTCCTTTGTTTCAACCTCTGGGGCCTTATCGTGTGTGACGTATTTAAACCCTTTTTTAAAATCATCTATAGCTTGATGTACTTTGTTTTTCATCATATCAGCAAATTGAACATTAGCTTTTGTAAATTTTTTATCAATAATATTTTTAATTAGATTGGGATTATTATCACTCATTTGTTTTCCTTTCGTTTAACATAAAAGATGCATTATTTATTTGTTCTCTAAGTTCATTTTCATCAACCTGATATTCAATAGATGCTTCTAAGATTGCTTTATTAATTCTCATAACACCATAAGTATCGGTCAACTTAAAAGCATAATAAATTGCTTCATCCATATTTCCAATATTAGGTGAATCAGAAACTTTCTTTTTATAATTCTCAATAAAAGCTGATTTAGTTATTTTCATAATTACATTGGAGCTGTAGTGTTACCTGTTAAATCTGGATTATATAAAAAGTCATCAGGTGCAACACCAGTTTCTTTCTTAATCTGTGCATCAATCTCTTTTATTTCATCATCTGTTTGTCTTAAAATATTTTTCCTTACCCATTCATCAGAAACATATTTTCCAACATACTCATCAATGCCAGAAAGAATTTCAAACCGTTCCCTCATAACTTCATTTTGTTTTAACTCTGCATAGTGTGAATCTTTAGTCCAAATATATTCTAAAGAATCTTTAATTTCTTGCCAATCTTCCTCTTTGATAATACCTTTGAGTATCAACTGGACTTTAAGTAAATCTGTAAATAGAGCTGAGAACCTATGACGAATTCTTGAAATAAATTTAGAAAATTTTATTTCATCTCTATTAATTTCAGATGTTCTACCGAGATTGAAAGCAGTTTGTTCTGTACCTTCAATTCTTGAAATAGGAACATTCAAAGACTGATAAAGTTTCTTCCTAAAATATTCTATATCTTCAATCTCTCCAAGATTTGCACCAGACGGAAGTGTACTGATTTCAGTACCTCTACCACCCTCTCGTCTTGGCAACCAGAAATCTTCCAGCATTGACATCTGTTTTTTCTGATCTTCTACTTCCCCTGTGGTTGCATTGTAAACAACTTTTTGTTTATACTTATCCATAACAGAACGTAAGTATTGTTCTGCTTTAACCTTTGGAAGATTACCAACGTCAATATAAAATATTCTACGTTCTGGGGCTCGTGCCAAACGATAGATAACAAGTGAATCCTCAATCATCCTTAATTGGTTATAAGGTTTGATTGCTTTATAAAGATACCCGATAACAACTTGTTTCTCTGCATCAATCACGCCAGAATGAACATAAGAAACAGCATCAACCGAAACTTTAACTTCCTCACTAAATTTTCCTTGAGGTAGATACTGTCCTGTTTGTTGGTCTGGTTTATAAATAAAATATTCTTCAATCTTTTTTATAAACTCAACATTTGATACTGGGTCTTTTTCTCTTTGTATTTCTCTTACTTTTTTGATGTCAAGAGCATCAACTGGAATCAAAGCTTTGATTCCGTCTTTTGGTTTATCTGTATCTACAATAATATGATGATAAATTTTTCCATCAACATACCATTTCTTAAACAAGTCACAACCTGTTTTATTGAAATCCAAAAGTTTTACTATCTTTTTAAACTCATCACTTATTTTCGTTTTTATAGATTCACTAAGATCAACTGCATCTAAAGAAATTGCAATAGATGATTTGCCAGTCTCATGTAAAACAGATTCATTAACAACATCTGCAATAGCCAAGTCCACTTCTTGTGTCATTGACATCTCACGATACTTTTGAATTAAAAGATTTTCATCTTTTGCATCAATGTCCGTGTTTAAATAAGTTCCAACAAACCCACCACCTTCGACATATGTAATCGCACCGTCATCGTTCTCTGGTGTTATAAATGTGCCAACGTCTTTCTTAGGTTTCTTTGAAAGTGTGAATCCGAATATATCGAATGCCATAAAATATTACCTTTACTTATATTAAAATGAAGGGGGAGCGAACTCCCCCTTGTCAAAATTAGAAGTTGAAACCAACCTGTACTGGGCCAACATTAATATTTCCACCAACGGAAATATCAATACCAGAACCACTTTGAGCACCATCACCAGCCATACTATCAATTGTGAAGTAATTGACTGCGAAAGTTATTTCAAACTCTTCAACGCTATCTGGTGTATCAGCATCAAGAGTGATAGCTGCTGCATTTGTTGGAAAAACTTCCATTCGATAAGTACGCAGAATGTTATTTTGTCTATCCAACTGTGAAACAGAAGCTTGACCATAGTAACCAAGATCGTTACTATCAAAATCAGAATAGTTAGCAGTATGTGCTTGAATTCTTGCCATCCATGCTTCAACTGCTGAACGATTCTGCCAAGCAGTATCATTCAGTAATGTGACATTCCAATCTTCAAATATTCTGTCTCCAGGCACTTGAAGTTTTCGTCCACGATAAGGAACTTCAATTTTCCCAACTGTAGAAGCAGGTATTGTTGTTGCTTTACACAAAAACTCCATATCCTGAAAAAACTCTGGTGCGCCATTAATTTGTACTCTAAATAAATTAGGTCTTACTCCACCTTTAAACCTTGCTGCAAAATCGCTAATTGTAGGCATTTTCTTGTTACTCCTTTAATTTATGTATGTATTTATAATACTTTAACCGCCGATTTCTGAAAAAGATACGTCAGTTCGTGCAGCAATAAAGTTAAGTTGAATGAAGTTAATAGACCTTGCTGGTTTGATATAAATATCCCCAACAAAATTATTAGTATCAATAACTTGACCAGTATTATTAGAACTATCACAAACTACCTTAAAGTCAGTAATACCCCTTCGACCTTGAACATCTCTCAAAAATGGAGAAACGATATTTACAAACTGTGCTCGTGTGAATTCGTCATTGAACTCAAACAACAATGCTTTAGCAGCAATTGCGATTGCTTTCTCAAGAACGATAAACAGTCTACGAACATTGATGCGGTCAAATGCACTAGGCAGAACTTGCATAGTTTTATCACCGAAAAGAAGTACACCAGCACCTCTTGGGGTGATTAGTGGATTAACACCAATTTGATACATTACGTCACGGTTGGCTTTGTTTGCTTCCCATGAAAGTTTTACGATATTCTTAATTGTTCCTCGGTTGTAACCAGCAGGTGACCACCAAGCATCATTCGTGAAATCAGTTCTTGCACAAAGACCAGCAATGTCACCGTTCATTGGAACGTATGTGAATACATCGTTATATCGGTCATACTGATATTTCCATGCACCATCCATAATTGCATAACTTGAAGAACCAAGTGCTGTGTTATCTGTCTCAAGTGCTGCAACCGCTGCACTATTAGAAGCAGGATTAACAACTGAAGCACGATTTGGAGATACAAGTGCTACGCAGTCTTTACGAACTGAAGTAATATTGTCGATGATGTAACGGCCAACTGTGGTATTACCAGCACCTGCCATTACCAAAGTAACGTCAACAACTTCTGGTTCTTTGTAAAGATCATATGCTTCTGTCAATTCACCGATTGATAAATCGTTATCGTCAACACCACCTGCTAATGAACCACCAGGCAATGTTTGTGATGCTGTTGCACTATTGAACGACTTATATGTAGAACCTGCTTTCAATGCACCAACATTTGCACCCGCACCTGTTGAGTTTGCAGATAACTGAGTAGCTGCACCCAACCAACAATAAGATGATTGTGTTCGTAGTACGTTTAAAACGTAGTTTGAACCACCATCAATTTTCTTTGCATCTTTTGCTTTACTTAAATGAGCATGACGTTCCAAAACTTCACCTGGCTCGTTAGTAAACAAACCATCTTCGTCAATAACCATTACATGAAGTTCATCATTGTTTCTGGTTATAGGCTCATCTTTAACTACCTTAGTAGCTACGATTGTTTTTACATTTCCTGTACCACTACTTACGATGTTACCACCAGTTGTTAAAAACCTTCCGTTTGTAGGTGTATATGCAACCATTGTTCCAGCTGCAGCATAACCGCCAGGAATTGCTACAACTGTACCAGTTGCACCTGTTGTTGCTTGTGTAATTGTATCACCAACAGTAAATGCTTCTGCTGTTGCAGTATGCATTAGGTAATCTGTGGTTGTACCATCCCAACCGTTTGCTCGTGCAACGTCTGAGGACGTTGAAGGCCTTCGGTCAAAAGCAGCTTTAAATTTTTTCTGTAATGCTAATGCATCACCAGCGTAATCTGTTTTATCCCAACCATGTGAATCTATTGCGTGAACCTTGAGTGAATTTCCTTTTGCGCCAGGATACTTTGCAATAAACAA